AACGCGGTGTTGGCCTTGGTGTCCACGCCGTCGCTGGTGCCCTGCACGATGATGGGCGGCGAGATGGTCAGCGCGGCATTGCCGGAGCCATCCGCCGTCGCCGCGGTGGTGACGGTGAACTGCTGCAGGTAGGGCAGCGGCACACCGGCGCCCCCGTTCGCGCGCCAGTCCCAGGCGTAGACGCCCGCGAGCGTGAGCTGTTCGCCGGCCGCCACGGTGGCGCCGGCGCCAAGACCCGTGACAGTCAGCGTCTGGGTCATGGTGGGCGTGACGGTGCGGTAGTTCACGTTCTGGTTGGCGCCGCTGACGGTGCCGTTCGTGCGCGTGCCGGTGGTGTAGGCCGGGACCTGCTGCGTCTCGTACCAGTCGATGTTGTCCACGATCGGCACGCGGGCCCGCTCCAGCGCCGTGCGGTTGTCCTCCGGCGTGAAGTTGGTGAGCATGGCGCCCGTGATCAGCTCGTTGTCGATCGGCGCGATGACCCCGGCTATGTCGATCAGCGGCACGCCGTTCTCCGTCAGTCGGGTGTGGGCCGACTTCAGGGTCTGCACATTCGAGAGCGGCTTGACCGGGTTCGGGCTGTTGCCGCCGCCGGAGAAGCCGGACGTGGTCAGGCCGTGGAAGCCCACCGTCTGGCTGCCCAGGAAGCTGTCGATCGCCGAGGCGATGGTCTGCGCGGCCGAGCGCATGGAGCTGTTGCGCATCAGGGCGTTGAAGCTCTGGACGCTCTCCAGGTCGCCGACTTGCAGATGGACGTTGGTGTACTGGTTCACGGCGATGTTCACCGAGCCGGTCACGATGTCCTGCGTCTGCAGCGCGGCGCCGGAGCCGGCCACGAAGCGGGGCGGCCGCTTCACGTTGATCACCAGGCCGTTCTCGTCCGTCACCTGGTTCTTGAACTTGCCTTCGACCAGGCGGCCCATGACCATCTGGTTTTTCGCCATGAGCAGCATCGCGTTCGCGTACTCGGTGGCGTTAAGAAAGACGTTGGACATGGTGTCCTCCAAAGGCCCACAGACTCAGCTGGCGGGGCCTACCGGAGCTCTCCGGCCCGATACGCGCGCTCCACGGCGGCGAAATCGGTCGAGTCGGCTCCAACCTTGTTCGATCCTGAGTTGCCGCGGGGGGTCTTAGGCGGCGGCGCTGCCTGCGGAGCTTTGGGTGGGGTCTTGCCCTGCGAGGACTTCGCGGCCTCGAATTTGGCTTCCTGCCGGCCAAGGAACTTGGCCTGGTCGGTCGCCGAGAGATTGAACACGCGGGTTGCTTCCGCAGGATTCTTGGCGAGGTCGTAGGCGATTTGCGCCCCGAACTCGGAGTCGAGAAGCAGCTGCCCGAGATGCGGGGAAAGATCCCACTTGTTCTCGCGGGCGCCCTGCATCACGACTTCGTCGAAGTCGTCGTGAAGTGCGACACCGGCCTTGACCATGTCGCGGGCCTTCCGGGCGATCTCTTGCTGCTGCGCAGCGGCGGCGTCGTCCTGCCGTTTCTTGTCGTCGTCGGCCTTCGCGGCCTTCAGCGCCTGCGCCGTCTCGAAACGAGTCAGCGCCGCGATGTACTTCGGATCCAGCTCGCCGTAGTCGAACTGCGACGGATCCGGAGCACCTTCGCCACCCGTAGCAGGTGCAGGCTGCGGCGTCAATGGCGCCTTGCCACTCTTCAGGGCGTCGAGTTCCGCTTGCAGTGCGTCGGCGCGCGACTTCTGAGTGTCGGCCTCGCGCTGCGCGCCGCGATAGTTGGCCGTCAGCTCGCCGATGCGATCGGCGACAGACTTGCCGCCCTTGCCGCCCTTGCCCTTGTCGCCGCCGGCCGCCGCCGGCTGCTGGCCTTCTCCGCTCTGGCCCGCCTCCCCTTCGCCGTCCTCTCCCTCGCCGCCCTCGCCACCTTCTCCCTCGGCGCCCTCGGCGGCCGCGGCGTCCTGACCTTCGCCGCCCTCGGCGGCCGCTCCCTCGCCTGACTGGTTCGCCGCCGCAGCGGCGTTCTCCAGCGCGGTCGGCGCGCCATCGGAGGCTTCGCCGTCCGTGAAGGACTCGGTGATGAAGCTGGCGGTCTGTTCAGCGAGAGTTTGCGGCATGTCAGGCTCCTGCGCTTGCGGCCTTTACGGCCTCTATGTTCGTGCGGGCCTCGCGATCGGCGATCTGCGAGGCGGTGTTGGCCTGCGCAGCGTCGGCGTGCGACGGGGCGAGCTGGGCCTCCACGAGGAAATTGCGGGCCCGCGCCAGGTTCATGGCGGTTTCGGCCTGCGTCTTTTGGATCTGCGACTGCGCGGCGGCGCCCTGCACCGCGGCGGCCTGCTGGCCGGCCTGCTGCTTCGCCTGGGCTATGGCCGCGTGCTGTGGCGTCACCTGGCTCGGATCCAGCATCGCCGGGTCCATGGACAGGCGGATGCGCTCGGCGATCTTCTCCGCCATCGGCCAATCCTGCGCCTCCACCAGAAGGTCGGCGAAGACGTTGATCAGCTGCGGCATGACGTTGAGCGTCGAGAGCATCGACGCCGCCGCCTCCATGCGCTTGGTAGCGTAGCTCGGGCCGGTCACGACGCTGACCGCGTAGCGGCCGCTCGTGATGTCCACCGAGTCGGGGTTGCCGATGTCGTTGATCGCGACGGTGTCCTGCACGCCGTCCGGACCCAGCACCTTAATGATCCGCGGCGTGTCGTAGACGAACGGGATCAGCTCGTTGCAGGTGCGGCCGCACTCCTCAATCGCCTGATTGAGGTTGTCGTGATAGATGACGGTCCCGGTGTCAGAGACACGCTGGCGGGCCATGATGGCGGCGCCGGACACCTCGTTCGACGGCATCCCGAGGTTGGCCTCGTGGATGTTGGAGATGTCCTTCAGATCCTGGCTCGTCAGCTCGGCCTGGCCGATCAGGGCTTCCTGCACCTGCGCTGGCTCGATCCGCTGCGGCGGCTCCGCGGCGTCGTCATTGAAGATCAGGAGCGGATCGTCGCTCAGATGCGAGTTGCGGTACGCCGCCTCGCGGCCGGCGACCGCGCCCGCCCTGGCTTGCCAGACGGCCTTTGGCGTCGCCATCAGGCGCTCGGCGATGACGGAGCGCCAGTAGTTGTGCAGCCGCTGCGGATCCTTCAGGAACCGGACGAGGCCCCAGCGGTGGTTCCAGTCGCCGACGCGCACCTCCCAGCCCGGCACGCGGAAATACGGCAGGCGGCTGATCGGGAGCTCGTAGGGCCCCTCGAGGATGTCGAGCGCCGAGCAGATGTAGCACTGCGCATAGGGCATTTCGACTTCGCGGATCACCGGCGTGCCGTCGTCGCGCTGGACGATCTGCGCCAGGGTGTCGGCATCCTCGGCCCGGTCGGTGATGTCCTCGGTGTTCCCGTTCTGCATCAGGGCGAGCACGCGCGGCCGGGTGCGCATGTGCCAATAGGCGACGATCCGAACGTCATCGACCGTCACCCACCCGTTCATCGTATTGTCGTTCAGGTAGCTGTACGGCGTCATCCACTCGGCCGGCTTGGCCCACGGGTAGTCCTTCTCGAAGGCTTTCTTGGGCACCACGAAGGTCTCGAAGCAGCGCCTGGCATCGCGCCCGGTCGGCTCGCGACACATGCGGTCCCAGACCACGCTGAGCGGGTCGGGGATCGCGTCGATGCAGATGTCCTGCTCCCACACGTCGGGCGAGCGGTAGTCGAGCCGGAGCTTGAAGTTGCCCAGGCCGCCTATGACGGTGTTCTGCAGGGTGTTGTCATAGGCCAAGTCGGCCCGGCAGACCTTCTGCAGGTTCCGGATCAGGCCCTCGCGCACCCGCGCGACCGCAGCATCCGAGTTCTCGTCGGCGACAATCTTGATCTCGGTCTCATTCATGCGCCGCTGACCGACGATCTGGGCGATGAAGGCCGGCAGGCGGTTGAACGTCAGGGTGGGCTTGCGCGCGGCGTCGCGGCGCATCCTGACGTCATCGGTCCACTGGTCGCCGGCCGCGAAACGCTCGTCCTCGAGCTGCGCATCCCGGTTCAGCTTGTCCGCGCCAATGTCCTCGTCGTAGCTCGTGCGCATCTCGCGCAGGAACTGCTCCTCGGTGTCGTAGCCCTCGGGCAGCTCGAATTTCGGCTTGCTCTTTTTGGGGTCGCCGGGGCCGTACATCTCAACCCATCCATGAGCCACCGCCGCCCGTGAAATCGGCGGTCGGAAGTGTCGTGGTAACACTCTGCGGCTGGTCGATCAAGCCGAACGATGGCGTGGTGACACCCGGCGTGCTCGGGATAAAGTCGAGTGACGCGAAGGTGAGCACGACGGAGTCCCAGAGGTCGGGCGAGCGCACCCCGCGCGCCTTCATCTCGTCCTTGCTCTCCAGCACCAGGTCATTCGTCAGGCTGGGCTTGCGCCGGGTCGCCGTGGCGTCGCTCTGCAACACCGGATCGTCGGGGAGATCTACGCCCTCCGGCAGCTCAAGCCAGTCCCGGCTGCGCTGATACATCTCGGCGCGCCGGTTCTTCGGCCCAGGCATCTTGGGGCGCGCCATTTTGGCCTGTGACGTGCCGCCGAAGTTCACCGTCACGATCAGGGTCTGATACTCGCGGCGTTTGGCCCGCAGCGCCGAGATCAGCCACGCGCCACCGCCGCCCGCGTCGATGAACACCCGATCGGGCTTGTGCTCCTGAATGGTCGCGTCGGCCACCTCAAGCTGCTCCATCGGATCCATGCGCGAGCGACCCTTCGCCCAATGGAGCTTGAGCCCCTGCCGCAGGGCCATGGCGAAGCGATCACCGCCGCCGGAGTTCGGGTCGACGCCCAGGATCTTGGGCCCGGCGCCCTGCCGCTCGCGCTTGCGCGCCCGGAGGACCAGAAGCGGGTCGATGAACGGCTCGTGATCGCCTTTGGCGGTCCACGCCTCCATCGGGTCGGCCGGATATTCCCGCTTGAATGTCGCCGGGGACCGCAGCTCGAAGATCTTCGCCCGACGCCATGCCATCTGGCCAAGCGTCAGCTTGTATAGATCGCGGTACTCTTCCTCTGAAAGCTCGCCCTCATCGGCTTCTCTCGTCAGCTCGAAGCCAACCGGCGGCTCTCGCGTGTAGTCCGTCGAGATGAACCAGGGCAGAAATATCGCCTGATAGTCACCTTTGCCGGCCTCCGCATCCTGATAGCGCTCGTAATACTCACCAGATGGGCCAGCGGACGTGCTTTCTAGGATGATCTCGGTTCCGGGCTCGAGCGGCACGGCCTGCACCGATGCCGCGAAGTGCGCCGGCGCGTTTTTCCAGAACGCAGCCTCGGATCCATGGAAGAGCGAGATGGACCGGCCGCGGCCGCCCTCCTGGGCGCCGGCGGTCGCCACCTGATACGAGCTCTCGAGCTTGTCGAAGACCAGCTCCTTGACGTTCGAAGTGCCGACGTGCGGCGCGAACGGGTTATTTCTCTGAAAACGATCAACGATACTGAACAGCGCATCAGACGACGACTGCTCGTGAGACAAAATATAGGTATTCACGCCCTTGTTCATGGACGTTCTGTGGTAGTACCGCCCTGCAATATAAGTCGAAATACCGCCCTGGCGCTGTTTCAGGATCAGCGCACGCACCCAGCCGAAGTTGAGCCGCTGCGCCTCGAGCGCCGCGTGGACGATCTCCTGGCCCGGGTTGAGCTCGAATGGAACGAAGGTGCCGGCCTTGGTCCGGATCCGCAGGCACTCACGCGCCATGTCAGCGAAGGTGCCTCGCAGGTGGCGTAGCTTGTCGAGCGCTGCCTGACTCACAGGAGCGCCCCGCGGCCGCGGGGGGGTTTACAGCCGCGGGGCTTCGCCTGGAGACCAATCCAATGGCCCTGGGGAGAGCCCGGCGTCAGCATGATACTGCACACGGACACCGCGTCAACCCTCTTCGACCACGCGCGCGACGGCGTCGATCGGCCTGGCTCGGTCAGCGCGATCGGCTTCGTCCAGGCGCTCGAGCAGGTTCTCCACGCCCTCCGACACGCCAACCTCATGCGGCTTGGCGATAACCTTCGGAAAAACCTTGGTGAAAAACTCACCCGGGTTCTTCTCGGCCCACGCCGCCAGGCGGTCCACGCCGCCGATCATGTCGAACGCGGTGAGCACCATGCGCCCCGCGTAGCGGCCAACGTGCTGGTAGAGCTGGCCGTCTGCGTCCGTGTCGGGAAGTCGTAGCGCCTGTGCCATGGTCGCGAGGATATCGCTACGCCACTGCGCAGTGTCAAGGAAAAAGCCCCGCCGGTGAGGGCGGGGCTTCGTCGGCCGACTTATGGGGCCGTGCTGGGCCCGCCTGCGGCTTAACTGGCGGCGCCTGACGTGGTGTCCGCCGGCGGGGAGCCCTGTGCGCCGTCGCCGGCCGCGCCTCCCCCGGTCACGGCCGAACCCGCGGCGCTGTCGGTGCCGGAGCTCGATGAACTCGAGGAGCTGACTGGCTCTCCCGCCGCGGCCACGGCGCCGGTGAGGCTGTCTGCCAGGGCGCTGAGCCGGTTCGCCGCGTTCTCGACGTCGGCCGGGTTCAGCGAGCTGGCGCTGGCCAGCTTCTGGGCCTCGTCCTTGATCGCGTTGGAGGCGTCGTTCACGGCCGTGGTGATCTTGTCCACGGCGGCGTTCAGGTCGTCGATGGTCGGCATCTTCTGTATCCTTTCGTAGATGGCGAGGAGAAGCTGCCGGTCGCTCAGGTGCGCGCCGGCCTTGGTTATGTCGCCCATCACTTGCGCCCCACCGGGTGCTCGCGGTCGGCCCAGCTGCCCATGTGGCCGCGGCCGTTGTTGCGCGGCGAGACCGGCGAGGGATTCATCGGCCGCATCCCGTCGCCCTGGCTGTCCGCGCGCTCCTCGCGCGGGCCGGCGGCGCTCCGCTCCGACGAGCCCCTGCCCTTCGGCGGGGCCTTGTCGCCGAGGAAGTTGCGGGCCTGGGCCTTGATATGGTTCTCGGTGCCCTTGGAGATGTTGCCGGCGTTGTAGCTGCGCGTCGCGCCGCCGATCGCCAGGCGCGCGTGCTTCGCGTCGCCGATGGGGAAGCTGCCGTTCGGGCCGGCTTTCTTGCCGGGGACCTTCGATGGGCCGGGCTCAGCCATGACTGGCCTCCTGCTCGAGACGCGCGATCTCCGCGCGGATCCGCTGCGCGTTGCGCTTGAACCCGGGCCGGTCCTGCCGCGCGGCCAGCTTGGCGCGGAGATCGTCCAGGCGCCCGCCGAGGCCCGCGGCCATGGTGGTGGTCACGCGGGCCATCAGAAGAGCGCCTTGATCCCGGTGGCCGCGGTCCCGGTGGCCAGGACGTAGGCCACCTCGAGATGCAGCACCTGGCCGGCGGGGAGCGTGAAGCTGACCGCCGCGGCGGACGTCGGCGCGCTGCCGCTCGTCTCCGCCGCGGCCGCGACGGCGTGGGTGATGACGGAGACCGTGCCGGCCACGTCCGCCCAGATGCCGCGCACGTTGCGCAGGCGCTCGACCGGCCCGATCGTGTCGCTCGGCGTCACCGCCTTGGCGTCGCTGAACGAGGAGTCGACGGCCTCGGCGCCGGTGGAGGTCTGGCGTCCCATGGCGGTTACGCCTTCGGCGTCACGGGAACGGCGGTCGCCGGGTGAACGCCGGTGGCGTCGGCGACCAGCTGTTCTGCCGGTTCGGGCAACTTGGCCTCGAGGTTCTGCACCGCCTGGTCCACGACCGGCGCGCGCTTCAGCTCGTAGCGCAGCCAGAGCGCCGCGATCAGGAGGAACACGGTCAGAAGGAACCAGAACACGGCGCGCCTCCGGGGCTCGAGAAGCTGGCGACTCCCGCGGGTGTCGCTGTGAGCCTCCGCAGTAGCGCCCCGACACTCCGCTGTCAAGCGGGGTTGCGCACCGCGGCGGCGGGGCGGGGCGGCTGAGCCACCCGGTCCTGAGCTGGGCCGTTGTGGTGGTAGGATCCGAGGTTGACCGCGTTCACGGTCTCAGGATCGTATAATCCTTCGTGAGTGCAGATGCGGCCACCAAGCATTCCGCTCTCGTATCTGCGCAGACGCATCATGCTGCCTGCTGACTGAACCGTCACCATTACGGTCATAGGACGCCCCTACTACGCACACGCCCATTCCCAACAAAGAACAAGTGTTTGCGGTATTTGTTTACTAGGCCCTAACACGCGCGGTTAACGTGTGCTGCGCGACCCGGTGTCGCAAGCGGCGCCTATTACTGCACCACTGCGTGCGATCTCGCAGCTGATGCGCGAAAAGTCAAATGGCCACGTTCGCGGCGATCTGCTATTGTATTTTGTGGTATATTATGCCCGCTCGGATTTTGATGTGTAGTTCGCGGGGCTACGTTACAGCACAGATCCGCGGCGCTATCGAGGGGCGCCCCCGGGGTGGTCGCCGGGCGCTGCGCTCGAAGGCGCTCGAGTTCTCGGCCAACTGCGCGCCTGGCTGGCTGAACCGCTGCAATGCTTTGAACTATGCTAGCGGTTCGTCGCCACCTCCAATCAAATCGTTATGCCATTAGACTGACATGATAGCGGGTGCGTGTCAACACGCCATTGCACCGCTATCATAGTGCTTGACATGATAGCGCGAGAGTGTCAGGGTGACGCTATGCACAGGCGCGCAGCGCCACACAGCGAGGAGAGCAAGCCATGCTGACGCTTTCGAAAGCCCTGAACGAAGTCACCAAGCCGCGCAGCGTCGCGGACGTGTGGGAGCAGGGCTATCAGGACGGCCGCGACGCGCTGAACTACGTCAACGTGTTCACCGCGGGAACCGAGGAACAGAGCGCCTTCGAGCGCGGCTACCTGGCGGGCAAGCTGGCGCGGGCCTTCGCGGGCGGCGCGGACCAGCTGCCGAGGGCGCAGTAATGGAGACGCCGCACCAACTGCGCCGCCGCGCGGCCGATCTCGAAGCTATCTTCGAAACCGCGTGCTCAGAGAATGGCTATCGCGACCGCTGGGCCGCGTATCGCGCCGAGGAGGCGGGCGCGGTTTGGCCCGAAAGCGTGCGCGTGGCGCATGATGCGTGGACCGACGCAGTGCATCGCTTCTACGCGGCGCGGGACGGCGAGCGCGGATTTCTTGGGGCGCGCGGGGGCTGAGTGCGCCGACGTCTGAGGTTATCACGTTGCGCGGTGCATTAGGTTGCGCCGCGCTTCGTTTTTCGGGGCTGAGGGCGCGGCGGCCCGGGGGAGCACTGATCATCGCTGAGCGGCGGCGCGGCTTTTCCTTCACGCGTATTGCGGGCCATCGAAACTGTTACCTCATTATACATAAGAATATGGTAACGGTTAGAAGGGGGTACAAAACGCGAGGCTGCAGAGTGGCGCATTGACACTCCGCTATCAGCGTGACAGCGTGCGCCGCCACTGAGGAGCGCAGCACATGGCCGTTTACGAGTACGTTGAGCCAACCACAGCCGAGCTCGACCGCTTGCTGTGGGGCTTGGTCCCCGTAGTCGCCGAGCAAGCCGGTATCACGCACGCGGACGCATTAACGCATCTCCGCCGCGTTTGGGTCGACCACCTGAAATCCGCGAAGGCGAGCGATGGCGCCGATTACGCCTACGATGGCCGCGTAGCCAGCTGGCGCGTTCGCCTGATCATCTGGCGCACAGACCAGCACGACCAGCCCGCTGAGCGGCTAGCTGATACCGACCCGCGCGCCGAGTTCTCCCCTAGCTCAATCGCCCCGGGCGAGACTGTGCTCTTCGGCCTGCCCGCCGTCGCGGCTTGGTCGCTCGACATGATCACGCAGGCGCACCCCGCGCCCGCGACGCTCGAAGGCGTCGACGCCGTGACGCTCGCGGCCAAGCTGAAAAGCCTGCGCGTGACGCTGAGCAAGAGCGGCGGGAAAACCGTCTGGCGTCTCCGCTACTCCGTGGCCACGCCACGCACAGAGCGCCCGGATGGCCCGCCGACGCTGCGCCACTTGGCGGGCTCGGCCCCCGCCCTGCAGCACTTCTGCGCCTATGTCTATGTGCAACGCGAGGAGCGGCCACGCGGCGCACGCTGACTCTTTTCCTGTTGACACGCTATCATAGTGCGACTATATGATAGCACATCAACAGCGTAACCCCGAAAGGAAACGCAATGTCCGCTTTCAGGTGCAACATCAACGCCGCCGTTTTCGCCCGCGCTGTAATCGCGCAATCGACTGAGGAGACGCGCTATTGGCTCAACGGCGTTTACGTCGAGCCGGCGCCGAACGGCGGCGCTCTACTTGTCGCCACGAACGGGCATATCCTCGTTTGCTTGCACGACCCCGACGCACTCGTGGCCGGCGCCGGCATCGTCAACTTGCCCCCGGCATTGCTGAAAGCCTGCAAGCCGTCGCGCCGTGCGCCAGGCCCGCGCCTGGAGATCGAGAACGACACGGCCAGCGTCGCCGGGCTGCAGTGCGCGAAAGTGCTGATAGACGGCTCATTCCCTGACTATCGTCGGATCATCCCGCGGGATCTCGACCCGGCTGCGGGCGTGCTTGACCAATTCGACCCGGTGAACGTCCTGGCGCCGCTCGCCAAGGCGCTTTCACCGGGAGGCCACGTTAATGCGCTGCGGCTGATCGCGCCGAAAAAGCGCAACCCAGGCGGATGGAACCCGTGCCTTGCGCTTGGCTACGACCCGGCCGGGTTTGGCGTCGCAATGCCCGTCACGGATAAGGGCGTCATCCGGCGCGATGACGTGCCCGCATGGTTCACCGCCGCGCCCACATCCGCCGCAGTCACAGCCCCCGCCGAAGCCGCCTGATGATGACCCCTTGAGGCAGGGTCGAAACGGCCAGGGCCGCGCATCCAGCGCGCCCGCCGTCGCGGCGCCTCACGCACCGCCCGCCGGTAGACCGGCCGTCTACCACCTGGAGACCTGAGCAATGCTGCTGCTGCGCTTAGGGGCTCGTTGGATAAGCAAAAGGGCCAGGCTGAGACTCAACCTGACCCTCCGCTTGCTCTAGTAGGGAGCCCGCGGCCGTTCCGCTCCAACCGGGGCGGCCGCACTCCGGGACTATCTCACGCGGCGCCCGGCGCTGCAAGGGGAGCCCGAATGTCCGTCCGACCTGATCCCGGCCTTTTCGAAGCGTTGACATTCCGTCCCGACCGGCGGGCGGATATGGAGGCCGCGGCCTTCGCTGAGCGCGTCGCCCAGATTCAAGCCAGGGCCGACGCACTCAACGCGGCGCCGGGCGCTGTTCCGATCGCGGCCGACGTGGTCGCCGATCTGGTGAAGCGGCACGAGCGCGTAACGCGGGCCTATTGGGCCGCCGAAGGCCGGTGCATGTCGAGCATGATCACAGGCCCTGCCCGGTTCCCGGTGGAGCGGAACCGCAAGCGCATGGCGACCAGCGACCGACGCGCAGCCGAGATCCGCGCGCACCTTGCAGCCGCCCTGCGCCGCCTGGAGCGGTTGGCGTGGCCCCACGGCGCCCCAGGCGCGCCGATCCGCGCGGATGATCCCAACGCGCTCGTGAAGCTCCGGGCCGAACTGGAGGACGCGAAGCGCCGCCACGTCCACGCCGTCGAGGGGAACCGACTCGCCAAGCGCAAGGATTGGGAGGGGCTAGCCGCGCTCCTTGGAACCGCCGTGGCCGCCGAAACGCGGGCCTACGTCGAGCGCTATCACGGCATGCCATTCTTCCCGGCGAACCGGCTTGCCAATGTCAAGCGGATCGAAGCCCGCATCGCCAGCATGGAGCGGCTCGCGGCCAAGTCCACCACGGAGGGTGTGACCGCGTCGGGCGTGCGTGTCGTCGAGAACGTCGAGGCTGTTCGCCTGCAGCTGTTCTTCGACGGCCGGCCTGACGCCGAGACCATCGGCAAGCTCAAAGGCGCCGGCTTCCGGTGGGCGCCGAGCGAGGGGGCTTGGCAACGCCAGCTTACGAACAACGCGCGGTGTGCCGCTGAGCACATCGTCGGCAAGGTGGAGCGTTAAGGCATGAAATTCACCCTGACCATTGACTGCGGCGGCCGCGCCTTTCAGCCGGTCCACGACGACGCCAGCGAGCCGGAGCGCTACGCCGCGGCTAAGCGCGAAGCCGGGCGCATGTTGGAGCTGCTCGGCCGCACGTTGACCGGCTACAGCTTCGACATCGACCGCAGCGGCTTCTTGAGCGACAGCAACGGCAACCGCTGCGGCCAATGGAGCCTCAGCGACGACGAGGAGGGCTGAGCGATGATCGGCACCCTCTACGAGCGCGGCTGCACCGTCGAGCGGATGGGCCAAAAGACCGGCGACACGCGCACCATCAACGAGCGCCTGGCCGCGGCCGGCGTCCGCAAAGAGAAGGTCGAGCGCTCGCCCGGCATCTTCCGCTTTTACGATGTGGCGTCGGGCGCGTTGCTCGGGATCGGCGACGCCGTGGACGCCTGCACGCTGATCTATCAGCGGGAAGATGCAGCGCGCGGCGCGCCCGTGCATGTCGTCGGATGGATCAATCCGGCCGATCGCACCCAGGCTGGCGAGTTCCGGACGCGCGACGCCGCGGCGGCCCAGAGCTTCGCCGATGCGAAGCGCGCGGCTGGCTGTGAAGTCGAGCAGTTGAGGGGCTGAGCCATGCTGAAGCTCAAACCCTACACGGTCGAGCTCGCCTACACCGTGCTCTCGTGTTGCCGCGTCGAGGTGCCGGCCAGCAGCTACGCGGACGCCTGCCGCATCGCGCTGGAAGATCCGGACTATGACGCCTTCGAGGACGACTCGGAGAGCACGGGCGAGACGTTCGTGCTGCAGATCGCCGAGGGCGCGAAGGACCGCGTCATGTTCGGCGGCGACGACAGCGCCAACGTGCCGGTGGAGTACCGGGAAGAGGCTGAGCAACTGCGGGCTGAGCTTGAGACGCTGCGCGCCTTCGTCAACTCGGTCATTCGCGAGGGCGCCGAGGGCGGCGCGCCGGGGCCGAAGTGGGTAACGGCCGTGTCCCGCGCCCAAAAGGTGCGGACGTGGAACCCGGAGCATCCGCAATGACCGCCCCCGACCTGAACGCATGGACCTACCCGG